TTGCAATAGTTTATCTTTTGACCTTTAAAGTTTTTGGTATTTTACACAATCAAGTTTCTTTAAGAAAGTTAGAACTTGCTGCAAAAACTTTTAATGCAACAGAACCTAATCCAATAACAACCAGATATGCAATAGATATAGAACCATATGTTTTAGAGCAAGAATCTGGATCAACAGAACTTTATGACTACAAGGCGCAAAACTCATATTTAATTGACAAAGAAAGTGCACCATATCTTTACCTAACAAGAAAAAGCGGTATTGAATTAATAGGAGGAACAACTAATCTATATCGTGGAATCTCTGTTGATGTTAATCCAACAGAAATAGATATTTTTTCTATAAGTGCCATGCAATTATTTTTAAGATTAGACTTATGGGGTTTTCCACAAAACCCAGTTTTAATATTTGAAATAGAAAATGCTGTTGACACTATAGAATTTTACATTCAGGCTAACTCATCAAATGCAGATAGAGGAAGAATTTTTGCAAAAACAAAATCTGACAACCTTTCTTATAATTTAATTGATTATTATGTAGACGGATTGTATGTTTCTGATCCAACGCTTAGTATTCAGAGATGGACAGTTTTAGGTATGTCTTTTCCAACAAACTTAAACGTTAATGCTTTTAATGGAAAAATTAATTTAAGAAATCTTATGACCTTTAACAATATTTCTTTTTATAAAGGAACAAGATCACAGTTGGAATTGTCCAATGTTTATAGATCATGGGATGAAGTTAACGATGAGAGTTGGGCATATTGGGACACCGTTACAAACGAGTTTCCAGTCGCAGATTGGAATAACGTTTTAGTTAAAAGAAGGGATAGTAGGTATATTGTTAATGCTGGTGAGGTTTATAATAACTATACTGGAACAAATAAAATTATTGTAGATGATAATGAAGGAATTTACATAGAAACAGATGAGGTTTCTGTAATTAAAGACGCTATTTGGCAAAACTCTGTATTACCTCCAGCATAATATGGTATACTAATGGTTATGAGAGAGAAAAAACCAGGAGAAGTTGGTAAGTCCAAGATAAAACTTATTGAAAAAAACTATGATTGGGGTTTATATTTTTGGGAAAAACCCAATGGCAAGGTTTTTGGAGATGGTCACGGAAACCTTTTAAACATTCCTGCACGTAAAGGTGATCTTGAAAAGATCATGGAATTACGCAAAGCAGCAGAATATTGGGGTCAGCCAGAAGGAAAACCAGTTTTTCATCCTGGAGTAAATCGTGTAAGTGAGATGGAATACTCTGAGCAAATTTCTAGAATGAAAGAAGGACTCATTCCTAATATGAATGATTTGGGCGCAGTTCATGCAGCACAACAAACAATAAAGGAGCATGGTTCTGATGATTGATGAAGAAGAGTACTACATTGGTGCAAGTATTGACAATCTTGCAGACAAAGATGATGAATTTAAAAAGAACGATCCTTTTAATAAAAACTGGGATTTTATTAAAAATTTAAACAATCTTGATCAAAACTTTAAAAGACGTGTTGCTCGTACTATTGGCAAAGCAATAGATCCAAATACCGCATATTTAGATAGCGCAAATGCGGTTCAGTCTGGAACAGACAATACAAAATCAAAAGCCATAAATCCAGGAGCAGCAGTTAGAAATGGTTATGGACTTTTTGATGTAATCACACCACCTTATAACCTTTATGAATTAGCAAACTACTACGATACATCTTTTGCAAACCACGCAGCAATTGACGCTAAAGTAGAAAACGTTGTTGGTCTTGGCTATGATTTTGTTGTTTCTTCACGTACCATGCTAAAACTTGAAAACGTTGAGGACGAAAATTCTCTTGGCCGTGCTCGTAAAAGGATTGAAAGAGCAAAGATTGAAATGCGTGATTGGTTAGAAAATCTTAACGATGATGATAGTTTTACAAAAATTATGGAAAAAATTTATGTAGACGTTCAGGCAACTGGAAACGGATACATGGAAGTTGGTCGTAAAGTAACAGGAGAAATCGGTTACATTGGTCACATTCCATCAACAACAATGCGTGTTCGCAGATTAAATGACGGATATGTTCAGATTATCCAGCCAGCAGTTACATACTTTAGAAATTTTGGGGCAAAGAATCAAAACCCAGTAACAACAGACACAAGACCAAATGAGGTTATTCATTTTAAACAATACTCTCCATTAAATACTTTTTATGGAGTTCCAGATATTATTTCAGCCCTTGCTTCACTTATTGGTGATCAACTTGCATCAAACTACAATATTGATTACTTTGAGAACAAGGCAGTGCCAAGATATATCATTACACTTAAAGGCGCTAAGTTAAGTGCAGATGCAGAAGACAAAATGTTTAGATTTTTACAAACTGGATTAAAAGGTCAGTCTCACAGAACTTTGTATATTCCGCTTCCAGGAGATACTGAAAATAGTAAAGTTGAGTTTGACATGAAGCCAATTGAAAATGGCGTTCAAGAAGGATCTTTTAAAGAATATAGACTTCAAAACAGAAACGATATTCTAGTGGCCCATCAGGTTCCATTGTCTAAATTAGGTGGAGGAGATTCTGGGTCAATTGCCAACGCACTTGCACAGGATCGCACATTTAAAGAACAGGTTTCTCGTCCAGCACAGAATGAGATATCAAAACTAATTAACAAAATTATTCGTGAAAAAACCGACATTCTTGAACTTAAATTTAACGAACTTACGCTTACTGATGAAATTTCTCAGTCTCAAATTCTTGAACGGTATGTTAAAACCCAAGTAATGATGCCAAATGAAGCAAGAGAGAAACTTGGATTGCCAATGATTAAAGATGGAGACACTCCATTTGAAATGAGTCCAAGACAAGAAACAGATGCTAGAGCAAATTTAGCAGGGAATAGAGAAAGAGATTCACAAAGAGCAAACAATAATTCTGATAGCCCATCCACAATTGCTGGAAGAAATGCACAAGGCGAAGGCAGATCTTCTAATTAACAAAAAGTATTAAAATAGTTGGTATAATAGTAAGGATATGGATATCATTAATAAAGCGCATTGGAAATCGGATGGCAACAATCTTAGATTGTCTATGCCAATCTCAAAGATTGATCAAGAGCGCAGAATTGTTTCGGGATTTGCAACTCTTGATAATTTAGACAAACAAAATGACATTGTAACAAGCGATGCAAGCATAAAAGCATTTGCTGCGTTTAAAGGAAACATAAGAGAAATGCATCAACCATCTGCAGTTGGTAAGATGGTTTCATTTAAAGAAGATAAGTACTTCGATGCCGACTCAAAGAAGTTTTATTCAGGAGTTTTTGTTTCTGCTTACGTTTCAAAAGGAGCACAAAACACTTGGGAAAAGGTTTTAGACGGTACCCTTTCTGGATTTTCAATCGGTGGAATTATGAATAAATGGGATGATGGATATGATGAAAAAGTTGATCGCCCAATTAGAATTATTAAAGATTATGAATTATTTGAACTATCCCTTGTTGATAGTCCAGCAAACCAATTTGCTAGTGTTGTATCAATTGAAAAAGTTAATGGGGTAAACATTATGAAAGGCGATATTGCCGACCTTGCAGTAGAAAATGTTTTTTGGGACAAAGAATCTGGATTGATTATGATTTCAGAAAATGATTTTGAATTAAGTCCTACAAGCGGAAGCCAAATGAAAAATATAGGTTTTGTTGAAAAGTCTGATACAGACAAAGATAAGATGATAAAGTTCTTAGTTGATAGTGCAAAAGGCATTAGTGCAATTAAGATGCAAAAGGAGGTAAGTCCTATGACAGAAGAGACAACAAACGTTGTTGATAATGTTGAGGTCGTACCAGAGGCAACTGAGACAGTTGTAACTAAAAGCGTAGATGCTGAAGTTGCAGAAACTGTTGCAGTTGAAACAAATGAAGCAGTTGTTGAAACTGAGATTGTTAAATCAGAAGAAGTTGTCGAGACTGTTGAAAAAACAGAAGAGATCGCTAAGTCTGATGACGCTGCAGTTGAAGCAATTGCTGAAATCAAGAATACTCTTGCTAATGCCTTTGGCGATCTAACAGCAATGGTTAAATCATTAAATGATGAGACTGTATTAAATCTACAGGCTCAAATTGCTGATCTAAGTAAGTCAATCCAAAACATTTCCGGTGAGGTTAAAGAAGTTAAGGATTCTTACGATGAATTTGGAAAAAGAGTGGATGCTGTAGAGCAAGACACCGCTTTCCGCAAGTCTGGCGATCTCGGTGAGATTGTTCAGGAGCCAGAAATGGTTCAAAAGTCAATATGGGGCGGAAGGTTCCTCACAGAATCCGACCTGTTTAAGTAGAAATTCACTTGGAGGTGAACAATATGTCAGAACAAATTATTAAAAACCAACCAGGTAGTGGTGGAGCATCCGACTCAGGCTTGTATAACGCAGACGGAGGTTTCGCATCTGGTGGAATCGGTGGAGTAACTACTCCAACAGCAGGAGTCTTAGGAAATATTCCTACCGCTCTTTCTGGAATCACATCCGGAGCAAATGCTGTAAATCCTTCGGGTGCAGCAGGTAGTGGAATTCTACGACCTGAACAGGCTCGTCAATTTATTGATTATGTTTGGGATGCAACTGTTCTTGCGAAAGACGGACGTAGAGTTACAATGCGAGCAAATACAATGGAACTTGAAAAAGTTAACGTTGGTGAGCGTGTAATTCGTGCTGCTTCTCAAGGCGACGGTGCATATACAAACGCTGGTGCTACTTTTTCTAAAGTAGAATTAACAACCAAAAAGATTCGTCTTGATTGGGAAGTTACATCAGAAGGTCTAGAAGATAATATTGAAGGTGCTGCTCTTGAAGATCATCTTGTTCGTTTGATGACCAACGCATTCGGTAATGATATCGAAGATTTGGCTATTAACGGAGATGGTGCAACAGGATCATTCCTTGCTATTATGGAAGGCTTTGTTAAAAAAATTACAACAGGAAGCGGAGCGGGTCACGCACACGATTCAGTTCTTCCAGCAGTTTCAAGCGATAACTGGACAACTCCAGTTATGCAAGGCATTATCAATGCAATGCCACGTAAGTATCGTGCACTTAAGAACAATCTTAAGTTCTATGCAGGTACAGATGTTTTCCAAAGCATCGTACGTAACAACGGTACTCTTGCAGATGCTATTTCTGAGGCTTTCTCAAGCCGTAACGGTAGCACACAAGCAAATCGTCAAGACTATCTTGATGGCGTAGGACAAACATTCGGAGGAGCCCGTACCACTCGTGTACTTGGCGTTGACGTAATGGAAGTTCCTTACTACCCAGCAGATTATGTCGATCTTACTTTCCCACAGAACCGTATTTGGGGATTCCAACGGGATATTACCGTCAATCGTCAATATGTTCCAAAGAAAGATACAATTGAATACACCGTATTCGTACGTTTTGGTGTTCAAATTGAAGAAGAAGATGCAATTGCCTACAAGGACATTGCTGCTTCCTAATCATTAAGCAATTATCTAGGGCAGGGGATTCGTTCTCTGCCCTTTTTAATTAAATCTGATATAATAATAACAAAGGAGTAAAATGTCAACTGTAAAGAAAACAACTCAAGAAAAGATTGTTGAAGTAAAAGAACAAAACAGTCAGGCAGTAATCTACTCTGATAAAAACCTTTATTTTGATACATACGGACACATAGATAGAGGGTATAATATTGTTAAAACAGAATTTCTTGATATATACCTACAACACAAATCAGTTAGAGAGGCTAGCGCTCTAGAACTTGCAAAGCACTATGGTATTAAATAATGCAAGTACTAAGACTTCCGCCATACCCAATCACTATTACCTATGATGTTCCAAGTGCTTATGCTGATTATTTATTAGTTATTGAAAGCCCAGACTTTACAGAAATTGAAGAAGAAGTTACTTCAAATGCCAACAAAAAAGTATCTTATGTTTTAGATGACGACTACGTAAAATATGATGGATCCTATACCCTTACAATCTATGAAGCCGAAAGTGGAGCAGGCGCCGACATTGTTGTTCAAGATAGCCTTGAAATTTATAGACCATATGCCGATCCAAATGATTTAGCAACAACAGCAACTGAAATTGCAGAATATAAAAAACAAGAATTTTTAGCCAGATCTATTATTGATGCAGTTCTCCAAGAAGGATTTTATTATAAAAAGAAAACAACCGAGCACGTAGGACTTGGAACTGACTATGTTCCACTAAATTATAGAAGTCACAAAGTTTTAAAAGTGTATCAAGACAATATCCTTTGGTATGACAGCAGTTTAGCAACTCCTGCAATTTTTGGAGTTACCTATAAGTTAAGCGATAATGGTACTGCAATTATTAAAGACATACCAGGAGAAGAGTATAATAGATCAGAGCAGGCTCCATTGTTTTTGCCAACTGCTCAATCAGATTGGCTTGGACCAATTGGTTACGGTAACTCTTTTGATAACCAATCAGATTTTACTTTTGTTTTAGAAACGGGATATAAAGTAGTACCACTTGATATTAAAGAAGCAACATTAATGCTAATGGATGACATTAGTACTGGCAAACTTGATTACTATAAGAGATACGTAACTACTTATAATACAGATCAATTTAAACTTCAGTTTAATAAATCAATATTAGATGGTACTGGAAATCTTTTAGTTGATAAAATTCTTTCAAAGTATATATCAGATTCCAGAGTTAAAATCGGAGTTTTATAATGCCATCCGAAGCAACAGACTTTTTGTATCCAATGATTGCAGACATATATTATCCAACTATTCAGCGTGATATGTATGGCTCTGGCTTAAAGAATTGGATTTTTGACAAAAGTGTTATTGTTAATTTTACTCCAGGCGGAACTGCATTAGCAGAAGATATTAAGGCAAAGGTTTTTACAAAAAATGAAAACATGCTTATTGGAAGAATTAAAAATGACATTCGTAAGTCAACAAATAAAGATAATAACTCACTTACAAACATTATTATTACAAACATAAGAAACAGTATGGATGAACTTATATATCAAGAAACTTCTGGAGAACGTTCTGGAAAAGGCACAATCTATGAAATTGCCACATACGATCCAGTTGTAAACCCTTTTGGTACAATAGATTATTATAAAGTTGTTTT